TTCAACTTAGAGGCATAGTTACCGTCATCACCAGCGAACTCCTTACCGAGTTCGTTGTACTCGTTGAGGTAGTTAACCGCATCGAGCACATTGTCAAATTCTTTTGCGTCAAACATGTTAGACACTTTGGGTTTCGCAACAAACATCATAATATATCTCCTTAAGCGTACCAGCTTCTGTAAAACTCATTACCTTCTTCCGCAGGACAAGCCATACGAACGTCATCAACATTGATGTACTTACCAGTGACTCGCTTCTTGAACTCACCACCGATGAATCGATCCTTGATGGGGACAACACGGTCACTCATGAAACCTTCACTACCTTCGACAGTGAAAAGCGCAATCTCTCGCAGAGTAACAGTAGCACCCTTCTTCGCAACTACCTGATAGGCATCAACGTTAGTCTGTTCATAACCCCAACTAGCGACATAGAGGTCACCCTCTTTGACATTGGCAACCGCATCTTTCCGTTCAGCGGCACGTTTCGCCTTGCGTTCTTCCTTGTAGGCAGCAGCAAGGTCAAGGTTAGCGAGGAACTCCTCACAGTACTGGATCCTTCGTGCCTCGTTAGCGAAGCGGTAGTTGAACTCAATCTTGTAACCAAGACGAGCACGGGGGGCAGGACGTTCGCACCTAGCAACCGGACGCTCTGCGTCAACGATCAACTTGTAACCACGTTCTTCAAACTTTGCAATCAAATCATTCATAATCAAGTCCTCTCATCAATTTACGTAGTAATTATATCATATGGGGCGAGGAAGGCAACACTTTTTTTCACTTTTTTTTAGATTTTTTTGTTCTTAGTGGCGCCTTTCTTATAACCTTTTCGTAGGTGTAGGGGCATCTCCATATCAGCCATTTCGTCAAATTTGTCACGGTTGTCCCAGACACCCCAGAACGTGAGACCCAATCCAAACAGGGCAATCAGTGCAGTCACGACCAAATGGGGAGGGTCACCAGCCACACAGTCTGTGGCCATGAGACACTCAGAATAGAAGTCCTCTCGACCTACCGCACCCAACGTAATCAAAAAACCCAATGCAATCCTAATCATTACGGTAACTCATCCTTATGGTAGACTCTGAAGGTATCAAAACCTTCGTACTCTTCTTGTTTCAATAAGTCCCGACCAACGTCAACAAACTCACTGAACGTGTATTTCTTATCAGTCAGAATCTTCTCATAGTACGGTGAGATACTAACCAATGCGATATAGTACTCTTTCTTCTCTCTAGGCACAATCCCACTCCACAACTTCGTAATCCTTGTAGGCACTCTTTTCAGCGAACTCTATTGCAGCCTCTTCACTTTCGAAGACTAACTCGTAGAGTATCTCATTTTCGACCTTCAAGTAGTAAACTAAATCTTTCATGACCTCCTAATCCTCTATCTCAAAACAACATTACAGGGTAATTATCGCATAGGTTGGGGCTAATGTCAAGCGTTTTTTTTAACTTTTTTCAACTTTTTTTAGGTGGATGTAGGCCCGCAGTTGATCCATGTTCAACTTGGTATCCTGAAAAAATGGAGTCAAATCAAGGTCTTCCGGAATATCCAAGGGACTCTCGCTAATCCTTCCTAAATGGTAATACTTCTCATTTCGGAACTCCACAATATCTCCTATGTTATTCCACTGTTCTCTACCCCGAACTCGTACCATTAAGTACCTAGAGGGTTCACTCATTGTAACATCCCACTGGTCATCTGGCAAGGTTCCCAGACAATCATCTTCGGGTTCTGAGTCCGCAGTGACCAGTCTAGTCATGAGGGGAATCGCAGTATCGATAGACCCATAGTGTTGCAAGAACTCTATATTGTGTTTCCGACAGAGATCGTTGAACATAGTCCCCAGACAGAATCCAGACATGTTCATCCGTACAGTCTTTCTAAACGGAGGGGCGTCTTCCAATAACCAGTTCAGGACATCTACATTAGGTACAATCATCCTATCGACACCATGAGCATCAATCATCTTGTGGAATGCCACAGCCGTGATGGGATGCCAGTCGTTGCGATCCGCAAGGGTATAGGAGTAATGTTTCTCCGACACCATGAGAGAGGGCAACAGGTCAGTCAACATGGCACTCGCATGGTGCATGTTCTTGGTGTGCAGAACCACACTCTCAGGTTCGAATCCGAATATTCCGATGTTACGTTCCGAAATTTCCGCAACCTCTTTATGGGTGAACTGAATCGGTTGGGAGAATGAAGTTGAACCACTTGTACTAGAAACAAGGAAAGGTGTATATGGTTCTATTTCCCAAGGTTGGATATCTGTATCATCCCAGTTTGCGGCCATCTGACAGGTGAGTTGCATACCACCATATTGACTGAGCATGAGTTGGTGTAGTCCATCGTAGAGGGTACGTCCACTACCATCGTCAATGTAAAACCTCGCAGGCCCGTGCCTGGCGAGTTTGGTGAAGGGTAATGTCTCCTTTTTCGCAGGGGCGTCCAATAGTATAACTCGCAGACCCAACTCCGCACAGGCGATAAGTGCGGAGACGTGCCACACGTTGACGTTAAGAATACCGATAGCAACAAGGTCACCCTTCTGTGCCTTGTTACGATACAACAGTTGTTTCCAACGGTTGATCAAAGAATAGATGTGATCCGCTGTATACTTTGTATCATACAGGATATTAGGATTAATAATTTTACGTGTTATCAATTAACTTCTCCTTAATATGTTTCGCATGAATCTTACATCCTATAAACTCATTGTAGTATCGATCTGATAACAAGACATCACGATCAAATTGTTCTTTCGCTTCGTAGTACGAACACTCACCTTTGGTTTTGCAGAGACGAAGTATCTCACGGTGATATGCGTCACCGCCCTTTGTTTCCACAAGAAGTTTTAATTGTTCTGAAGAACCGTAGTAGTCTTTCCAGTCAGACTGTTTCTTGACTGTGCGCTTGCGTTTCTGGCCCTTAAGGGGAGGGAGTTTGCGAGTAGACCAGAAGAACTTCTTACCGATGTATTTCTTGCCGGTGTCTAGTTCTGTAATGCAATAGACGAACCCAACGTATTCGCTGAGTTCGTCTTCGCTTGGTTCGAATGGTAGGTTTCTATAGTTCCACATACACTTATGTATATGCGTCACTATCTCCTAAGTAGGTAACCTCTGCCTCTGTACCACACATAGGGCAATGGATTGGATCATCATCTTCGTAGTTACAAATCAGCTTCACCACCGTGTCGCAAACAACACATTCCATTTCGTAGTAAAACTGTTCTGTCATGCAGCGCAACCTCTTCCGTCTAGTCCACAGACTTCAGGTTCTTCTTCCCAACCCCAGTCTCCTTCCATACCCACTACGGAATATTCAGTGACTCGTTTTTCGAAGAAGTTGTCATGTGATGCACCGTTCAGTACCCAATCCAGCCATGGTAGTGGATTGTCCTTCTGACGGAATTTTGTTTTCATACCAAGTTGAAGCAAACGTCTGTCAGCAATGTGTCGAATGTACTTGCGTACTTCTTCTTTAGTGAGACCCTGTACTTCATTACCCTTGAACGCAAGATTGATAAACTTGTCTTCCAATTCAACTGCAGTCTTGGCCATCTCGTAAATCTTAGACTTGAGTTCGTCATTGACGATACGAGGATGTTCTTCGCAAAATGCTCGAAACAGTTTAGCATTGCCTTGAACGTGCATTGACTCATCTCGGATAGACCACTCAACGATTGTACCCATACCCTTCATCTTACCGAAACGTTGGAAGTTGAGAAGCATCACAAAGGAAGAGAACAGACTCATACCCTCGTTAAACACAGACTGTGCAAGTGCAAGGGCAAGACCCGTATGTGAGGATGTGTCACCCTCTTTCATGAATTCAACCTTGTCAGCCATCTCCTTGTACTCAAGGAATTTGTGATACTCTTCATCGGGTAGACCAAGGGTATCATTCAACAGTGCATACGCACGTTGGTGCACGGCCTCTCGACCGGCAAACGAGGACAACATGTTGCGTACCTCGTTATTCTTAAACTTAGGAATCAACAACTCATGATAGTTCTCACCCACCTGTACGTCCGACTGAGTAAACAGACGGAGTACCTGAGTGATGAACTCTTTCTCATCAGCGGTCAGTTTGGTTCGCCAGTCCTGTACGTCTTCGGACAGTTCTGCCTCATCTTCGATCCAATGAATCTCTTCGTGTTTCTTCGATAGTTCTACCGCCCAAGGGTACTTGAACGGTTTGTATGTTGTGCTAAAATCTAACAACGACAATTTATTCTCCTTAACCCTCGCAGGCTCTACATTCATTATCTTCTGAAGTGTCTAAAATGGTTTTGTTCATGAACGCAATGAGTTCATCATACCCACCAATGTAATTACCTTCGATGTAAATTTGCGGTACAGACTTGACCTTACGACCAGTCACTTCTGCAGCCGTCTTACCAAGTTCTTCCAGATCGATGTAATCGAACGGAATGCCTCGCAATGTTAACTCATCCTTCGCCAGTTGGCAATAGGGACAGTTCTTTTTACCATAGACAATACTACGGTTGTCATCCTGAAGTGCGACTCGTTCCACCTTCTCCGATACGTTCTCTGCACGAGACTTCGCTTCGGTACGTAGATAGTACAGTCCCTTCAATCCATCTCTCCATGCCCTCAAGTGTACCTTGTTGACATAAGACTTGGATGCACCAGAGGGGAAGAATAGATTTACCGATTGTCCCTGACAAATGTAAGGTTGTCTATCCGCAGCGTGAGTAACCACCCAATTCTGATCTAGTTCCTGTGCAGTCTTGAACACCGCCTTCTCACCTTCAGTGAGGAAAGGTAGATGTTGTACCGACCCCTTGTTGGTGATAATTGATGTCCAAGTAGAGTCATTGTCCATTTCCCGTTCGGTAAGTAATTGTTTCAAATGTTTGTTTTTTACCAAGAAACTTCCTGATCGGGTTCGATGCGTATACGCATTTGCCTTCATGGGTTCGATAGAGGGCGAGGTGGACAGGATAACACCACTGGACGCATTGGGGGCGATAGCAAGCAAGTGTGAGTTGCGTCTACCCGTTCCTTCTCCATCGGGATACTCTCCCCTTTCAATTGCAAGGGCTTCGGTTTCTCGTACTGCTTCTTGTTTGATATGGTTAAACACCACGGTGTTGATTTCAACTGCTGTAGAAGATTCCCAAGCCACCCCATGTTTTTGGAGGAGAGAGTGGAATCCCATTGCGCCCAAACCAATGGAACGTTCTCGCATTGCGCTATACTTAGCACGGGTGATCGTGTCCGGTGCTTCGTCGATAAAGTACTGCAAGACGTTATCGAGCATACGCACAAGATCACGGACAATAGTCGTATCTTTCCATTCATCGTAGTACTCTAGATTTAATGAGGACAGACAACAAACGGCGGTACGATCAGGGCCTGTCGGTAAATGAATTTCATTACACAGATTAGACCCATGAATCTTTAGACCCAAGTCTTTCAATTTTTGAGGTAACGCATGGTTGGCAGTATCGATAAAGTTCAGGTATGGTTCACCTGTACGGAATCGAACTTCAATAATACGTTCCCAGAGTTTACGTGCGTTAATACTTTCCTTAACCTTACCGCCCTTGGGGTCACGCAGATCAAAATCTTTATTCTCTGTCACCGCAGTCATGAACTCATCGGTGATGTTGATTGCGTTGTGGAGGTTC